CAGCGTATGGTCAAATTGTAGATGTACTGTTCTCCAATAATAATTTCCCCATTAGTGTAGATCCTACTGTATTACCAGAGGGTGTAGTAGATACAGTTAGCTTTGATCCAAATGAAGATAAGACACGAGCAGCTGTTCCTGACTTTTCTCCATATGGATATAAGGGAGATGGTAAAGAATTACCACCCGGTGCTACATTTAAAACTCTACAAGATCAACTTGGTCCTCTAGCAGATGAACTGTCGGGTATTAATAATCTGAATGAAGGTCCCGGTCAGAGTCCTACTTCTGCTACATTTAGTCCAGCGATGGTTGCTGCTAAGAAGATGGAGAAGAAGATTAAAGACCAGTTAGATGAGAGCAATGCAAGTAAGCAGCTAAGATCGACTGCATTTGAGATGGCACTCTTCGGTACTGGTATCATGAAAGGTCCATTTGCTGTAGATAAAGAGTATGCCAACTGGACACCAGAGGGTGACTATTCTCCTACCATTAAGACTGTACCATCAACATCCCATGTAAGCGTTTGGAATCTGTACCCAGATCCAGATGCATCTAACATGGACGAAGCTCAATATATTATCGAGCGACACAAGATGAGTCGTAGTCAGATTCGTGCATTAAAGAAACGTCCATTCTTCCGTTCTAAAGTAATCGATGATGTTATAAATCGTGGTGAGTCTTATACCAAGAAGTATTGGGAAGATGATTTAAATGACTATCAAGTAGATCAAGGCATTGATCGTTTTGAAGTATTAGAGTTTTGGGGTGCCGTTGAGCGTGAGACGCTTGAGAAAAACGGAGTTAAGATCCCTGCCGAATTAAATGCTGCCGATGAATTACAGGCAAACATTTGGTATTGCAATGGTCGTATCTTGCGAATGGTATTAAATCCTTTTAAGCCAGCTAGGATTCCGTATTATGCTGTCCCTTACGAACTAAACCCCTACTCTTTCTTTGGCATCGGTGTCGCAGAAAACATGGACGACACACAAACTTTAATGAATGGGTTTATGCGTATGGCGGTAGACAATGCCGTCCTATCTGGCAATTTAGTGTTCGAGGTGGATGAAACCAATCTCGTACCCGGTCAAGACCTGTCTGTGTATCCCGGAAAAGTATTCCGTAGACAAGGTGGTGCTCCCGGTCAGGCTATCTTTGGTACGAAGTTTCCTAACGTATCCAATGAGAACCTACAGTTGTTTGACAAGGCTCGTATATTAGCTGACGAAGCTACCGGCTTACCATCATTCTCCCATGGGCAGACTGGTGTATCTGGTGTAGGTCGTACAGCTAGTGGTATTAGCATGTTAATGAATGCTGCATCTGGTAGTATTAAGACCGTTATCAAGAACGTAGACGATTATTTGTTACGTCCTATCGGTGAAGCATTCTTTAGCTTTAACATGCAGTTTGATTTTGATTCCGAGATTAAGGGTGACTTAGAAGTTAAAGCCCGTGGTACTGAAAGTCTCATGGCTAACGAAGTACGTAGTCAAAGACTCATGCAGTTCTTGCAGATTGCTAGTAGTCCAGCACTTGCACCTTATGCTAAATTCCCGTATATTATTAGGGAGATTGCTAAGGCAATGGATCTGGATCCTGAGAAGGTTACTAATAATATTGATGAGGCAATCAGACAAGCTGTGCTAATGCAACAAGGTCAACCACCTGCCCCAGCTGCTGGTGCTCCCGGAGTTCCCGGTGTAGCAGATACTGCTGGTACTGGAGGTGGTAACATTGGTATTGGCATGGCACCTACACCACAAGAACAAGGATTCACAGGTAATGAGCAACCCCAACAGCAACAGCAAGCAGTACCTCCCCAAGCTCAAGGGCTGGGTTAATACTAATACTCAGTGGCAAGCATTTACAGATATGCTTGACTACCATATTGAGTTGCAGCAAAAGAAGTTAGAACAGTCCGTAGAGCCTGTTAATTTATACCAAGCCCAAGGTGCGATTACAGCACTAAGACAGCTTAAACATTTGAGAGACGAAGTCAATGCCGAAACAAAATCAAGCGGATAAGGAAGAGCAGGATTTTCAAGCTGGTATTAAAAAAACTGAATGGTTCAAAGAGTACGTAAAAGAATACGGAGAAGAGCCAGACTTAAATACCAAAGACTATGATTATCGCTCTGCATGGAAAGCTGGCGTAAGACCACAAAGAGATCCTTATGATAAAAACAGATATCACTGGAGTTCGTCTAATCCTGAAACAGGAGAGATGCTAAAGTCTAAAGAACATCCTACGGCATGGAAAGAAGAGTACATGAAGCGAACTGGTAAAAATCCTGATGAGGCAGGTATAACTAAAGAACAAGCAGGCATGAATAAAGGCGGTGCTGTGAAAGCAAAACTACAAACTAAGAAACTTCTTCAAGAGGGCGGTATGCTCCAAGAAGGTGGCACAGTAGACGAGGAAAGTGGTAATGAAGTTCCTGTTGGTGCCATGAAAGAAGAAGTACGTGATGACATCCCTGCTAAATTAAGTGAGGGTGAGTTCGTATTTCCTGCCGATGTAGTTCGATACATTGGTCTTGAGCGTCTGATGATGATGCGTCAGGCTGCCAAAGAAGGTCTTAAGAAGATGGAAGACATGGGTCAGATGAGTAATGCTGACGAGGCTACCGAGGAAGATGACGGTGAGTTTGAATCACAGCTAGATGAAATCATGTCAGAAATTGATCATGAGAAAAAGGAAGAAGAAGGCGGTGAAGAAGAAACTGAAATGAATGTAGGTGGTATGGCTATGCCAGAGGGCATGACACAAGAAGCCACTGCACCTAAAGTACCTGAATTAACTCCAGAGCAAATGCAGTACATTAATGAGACTGCAAAGAGAATGAAGGAGAAGGAACCTGAGATAGCTTCTCTACCTCCCAGTAATCCTACTGAAGGACTGACACCTAGCAGTATTATTAAAGCTAACTTTGGACCAGATAAACAACAAGAGGCAGATCAATTTATTCAGAAAGTAGAAAAACTAACTCGTGCTAAACGGGTAATCACTACCAGACATAATGATACAGTTATTGTTGGATTCGTAAAGAGACCCGGTGTACTAGATCCATTCTTCTTTAGTAATGACACTCCAGAGAAATTAGATGAGGCTATTACTACTGGCATTGAAGTAGCCAAAAAAGCAGGAATAAAAACACTAGAGTCTGACAGCAAAGGAGATATCGAACCATTAACTCGTTTAGGTTATGACGTACAAGAAACAGAAAAGGGTTGGTCGTTAGATATACAGTAATACATGATAAAAATAATAAGAGTAGAACAACAACATTTAGACTTGTTGTTTAGTTTAATAGAACAGATGGTAGAAGAAAGTGTGTTCTCACATGCCAAGCCATCTAGAAAAAAGATAAATGATTTATTTTATCATCCAAAAAGTGCTGGATTTTTAGCATATAAAGATGATGTTTGTATTGGATTTGTTGGAGCTATTGTAGCCCCTTTCTTTTTCTCTGATTATGAAAGAGCTACGGATTTAGGTTTCTATATACTTCCAGAGCATAGAGGTGGCAGGGCTGCTTTTTTACTTTTACGTACTATAGAAGATTGGGCACGAAGCATGAATGTTTCAGAGATATATATGGGACATAGTGTGGGTGGAAAAATAGAAGAGATGAAAAAATTTTATATTCATAACGGATATAAAGTTGGTGGATTCAATAGTAGAAAAATACTTTAAGGATATATTATGTGCGGTGGTCCAGACATATTTCAACAGGCAGGTGATGTATTAGACAAAGCAGACAACTGGACAGAGGGTGTAGGTGAGCAATTAGAAAAGATTGATCCGGGTCCAGCCATCGGAGATTTAGGCGAGACTTTTGATAAAGAGGTACTACAAAAGGTAGACGTAGGTACTGTAGCAACGGTAGCAGCTATTGCTACTCAGCAATACTATCTTGTGCCTTATATTTCAGCAGCTAATACAGCAATTAAAGGTGGGGATATTACAGATATTGCCGTATCTTTTGGTATTTCTTATGCTGCCACTACCTTTGCCCCAATGATTTCTGCCGAAGTAGGCGGTCCAGCTGCTGAATTTTTAGGCACTACTGGCGGGAAGATTGCAACGGCAGGAGTTACTGGTGCTACTATCGGTGCTGGTACTGGGGCTGCTAGAGCAGCTGCTAGTGGGCAAGATATATTTGAAGGGGCAACCAGAGGTGCCACAGTAGGTGGGATTACTGGTGCTGTGTCTAGCGGTGTTAGTGAAGCGTATGGTGGTGTTAAGAATGAGTTTGGTATTGGCAGTACATACTCTCCTAACGCTGCACAGGATGCAGAGTTCTTGGCAGCACAAGCAGAAAGTGCTAGATCAGCAGGTGCTGGTGAAGAGCAGATTGCACAGATATTAAAGCAAGAAGGGGTACAATCCTTTGCTGCTGACGATGTAGCAAGCATGACAGCTAGTGGTGTTGGTGAAAAAGCAGTAGCACAAAATCTAGCTGCTTCTTATTCTGCTAATGAAATGTATACACCACCCCCTACTCCAGATACGGGATTAGAGAAAGCCGGTAAAAGACTAGCTAGTGAAACAATATCTAAGAGTATTTTAAATGAGGTTATGCCATCATCTGGTACTATGCCAGATGGCTTTCTTACATTCAGGACCCGGTCAAGATACAGCCCTACGGATGATATGACTGAAGATTTAACGGGCTTCGGTAAAGTAGCGTTGACAGAAGTAGCACCAGCTAAGTATGATCTTAAGAGATTCGTAAATGCTGAGGGTCAATCTACAATGATCCCGTTTAAAGATGAAGAGCCACAGGCACCTATTCCTGCAGGTTACAAAGAAGTAGAAACAATTGGTGCAGCTGAGGGTGGACTTATTAGTACTACTATGGTAAAATACAGTAAAAAACCACTGCTTGCTCCTCGCAAGAAAGTGACTAAACCTAAGAAGACTGCTAGTAAGGGGCTGGCATCTAAGATATAAATTTACCCCTTAATAATGGCTACCTAATACCCCAGTTTAGTCTGGCAACTGTTAGCCCCAACCAAAGAGGAAAAGATGGAACTTCAAAAAGTAGAGACTCAAGTCAAGGCAGCTTCTGGTTTTGCATCACGGAATGCTAACAAAGAACGAATTGAGCAAGAAGAAGCAGAGTTAAAAGTATTACAAGATAGCAATAAAGGTGAAGAAGCAAAGGCTGAAGCACAAGATGCTGATGGAGAAGATGGTCCAGAACCAACTAATCCAGAGGAGAAAAGCTTTAAGAAACGGTACGGAGATTTGCGTAGGCATACTCAGAAGCAACAAGCTGATATGCAAAAGCAGATTGAAGAACTAAGGGGACAGCTAGATAAAGCAGCTACTAAGCAGCTTCGTATGCCAAAGTCGGAAGAAGAAATTGCCGAATGGTCTAAGGAGTTTCCTGATGTAGCCAAGATTGTAGAAACCATTGCCATGAAGAAGGCACAGGAACAATCTAAGTCTTTAGAAGAGCGTCTTAAGAAGCTAGATGAAAGGGAAGCGGAGACATTAAGACAGAGGGCAGAGACAGAATTAATGCGTCTACACCCTGATTTTAATGATATTCGTGACCAAGAGCAATTCCACGATTGGGTGGAAGCTCAGCCTAAATGGGTACAAAGTGCCCTGTATGAGAACGAAAGTGATGCTATTTCTGCTGCCCGTGCAATTGATTTGTATAAGGCAGATATGGGTTTAACTGGCAAGAAGTCCAAGAAGTCAGAGGACAGAGAGGCTGCTAAATCCGTAGGTAGTAGCAGTAAAGCAGGTTTTGATGCTTCCAATGAACAAGGGGCAATCCGTGAATCTGATGTAGAACGGATGTCTTCTGCAGAATATGAGAAGAATCAAGAAGCTATTGTAGCTGCAATTAAAGCGGGTAAGTTTATATATGACCGTACTGGTTCAGCAAGATAGGTATTGACAAACTAGATTTTTAGTTTATAACTGTAGTACAAGTCTAAGGTACAGGGTGTTTATCCACCCTTGCCTTACCCAATACTGCCACCCATAGCTAGGGTCAACCAGTATGTCTGGGAATAAGTAGCACCGTAACGCAACACATTGTAATTCAAAGGACTACCCTAACATCGTTAGCCCTTATATCTTAGATAATCTAGAAGTCTAAGCTATAAGCACCTAGCATCATAGGCTCTGAGAATTTATGTAAGCGTATTTATTAATATGCCTTTCATTTATTAGGAGAAATTCAAAATGGCATTTCCTTCAGCAGCTGGTTACGGCAATTTACCAAATGGTAATTTTAGCCCAGTAATCTATTCCAAGCAAGTACAACTTGCATTCCGTAAATCGTCTGTAGTAGAAGACATCACCAACAATGATTATTTTGGCGAAATCGCTAACATGGGCGATAGCGTTAAAATTATCAAAGAGCCAGAAGTTTCTGTTCAGTCGTATGCTCGTGGTACACAAATCACTGCACAAGACTTAAATGACGAAGACTTCACCCTCGTTGTTGACCAAGCTAACTACTTCGCATTCAAGATTGATGATATCGAAGCAGCACATAGCCACGTTAACTTTATGAGCATGGCTTCTGATCGTGCAGCTTATCGCTTGCGTGACCAGTATGACCAAGACGTATTAGGTTATTTATCTGGTTTCCGTCAGTCTGCATTGCATGGTTTGCCTGACACAGTACGTACCACATTCCCCGGCACCAAGGCTTTGACCGAGGCTGGTTCAGACGAATTGTTATCTAGCATGAAGTTAAGCCGTCCTAACTTTGGTAACTTGACATCTGGTGGTTCTACTGGTGACTCGATTCCTTTGGCACCACGCTATCCCGGTCAGACCGGTGCATCAACAACGCTCGTATCTCCATTAGCAGTGATCGCTCGTATGGGTCGCTTATTGGATCAACAGCTTGTTGACACACAAGGTCGCTGGTTAGTTGTTGACCCTGTATTCGTTGAGTTGTTGAAAGACGAAGACAGCCGTCTCTTGAATGGTGACTTTGGTGGATCTGGTTTGCAGAATGGTTTGATTCTAAACAACCTCCATGGCTTCCGTATTTATGTTTCCAACAACCTACCAAAAGTTGGTACAGGTCCCGGCACAACCGGTGCATCTGCACAATCGTCTAACTTTGGTGTTATCGTTGCTGGTCACGATTCTGCTGTTGCTTCTGCTCAGCAAATTACAAAAACAGAGAGCTATCGGGATCCTGACAGCTTTGCTGACATTGTTCGTGGCATGCATTTGTATGGTCGCAAGATCCTTCGTCCAGAAGGTATTGCAGTTGCCCGTTACAACGCAGCTTAATTTAAGGAGAAATAGAAATGGCTTTAGTTCAATCGTTACGCAATCATGCGTATAAAATCGAAAAGTTTGTTAGCTTGCCAGCTACTTCTGGTACTACCGTAGGAGTTTCTGTTCCTGCTGGTACTCTAGTATTAGCTGCTGGTTTTCAAAATACCACCACTGTTCCTGATATTACAACATATACCATGAACATCACTGACGGTACTACAACTTTTGCAAGTGCGTTAAACTTTGATAACACCGCAGCTAACTCAATCAAAGCAGGCACTACTGCTGGTTTGATTACTGTTGCTGATACCATTGACGTTGTTACAACGATCTCTGGTGCACCCGGTGTAATCGCTGGTCGTGTTTGGGCAATCGTTGTTGACGTAAACAAAGCAGCAGATGCAGCTTCTGCAGCTGATCGTGAGCAATTAGCTTAATGTTGTAAATGATGGGGGACTCCACAAGGGTCTCCCATTTCTTATGTTCTAACAAGGGGCTACAGTGGCTTACAATTTCCTAGGTCTAGTTAACGACATCAATAGAAAATTAAATGAAGTAGAACTTACAAGCTCTAACTTTGATAGTGCTAAAGGGTTTTACTCGCATGCTAAAGATGCAGTTAATGCAGCTATTCAGGACATTAATCAGCTAGAGTTTCAATGGCATTGGAATCACGTAACTCAAACAACTACACTAACTGCTGGCACTAGCCGGTATAATTATCCTGCTAATGCGAAAACGATTGACTTCGATTCTTTTCGTATTAGGAAGAATACTACATTTAATAATCAGACAGTAAAACT